TTTTTTAGCACAAAGTTTATGAGCTTGTGCTTCAGCAACTCTTCTGTATTGAAAATACTTACTGTACACTAACTTGTAATCTCTCATTGGAGATGATGTTTGATATTGATTACACCTATCGTTAGCATCTATAGCCATCCCAACTTTAACCCAACCCTTCCATGCAGGGTTTGTTATAAGATAAACATAACCTTCAGTTGACTTTTCATAATTGGATAAAGATGAAAAAGCTGCTCCTTCAAAAGTTTTATAGTTTCCCGGTTTGTAAAGTGGGTGTGTTTTTGATACGTACTTACCATTAACAAACATTCTAAGTGGATTATTAGTAGGGCTGTATTTCAAATGATCTTCAGGAGTCCTTTTGCTATTGTAATTTTTTCTACAAGATTTACAAACAACATCTAGCTTATCTGTTTGTGTTTTGTTTTTATACCAATCTTTAACAAGTTTGTTTGTGTTACATGATGTACAAAATTTATTAATGGGTTTCACTCCAGTTACCTCCTATTTTATATTCACCGTCAAGAGGACATCTCATTTCAAAATGGTCTCCGGCTTCTCGAAGGCTTAGTACTGCTAAGTCTCCTATGTTATTTGCTTCTGCTTCGGGTACTTCTATCTGCCACTCATCATGAATGTTAGCAACAAATTTAAATGGTACTCTTCTTAATTGTAGTTTAGCTTCCAGTATTTCTAAACCTTTCTTCATTACAATAGCACCACCACCTTGTAGTAAACTATTTAATGCAGCATGTTCATGTCGTATATAAATCTTACGACCATCTATTCCTTTGAGGAATCCTCGTTTAGCTGCTCGTTGTACTTTTTCCTTAAGAGTTTTAAATGTGGGGAGATTATCGAGAAAGCGTTCTTTAAGTTCTTTGCCTTGCTTTCTTGATCCTCCAACCACACTCCCAATCTTTTCATCCCCTGCTCCGTATACGAGGGCATAGATGAAAGTCTTTGCTGTATCTCTTGATTCAAGTCCTGCAAGTTTTTGATTAGTTGTGTGTATGTCTCCGTTGACCACTTCATTTATATACTCCTTGTCGTTCATATAGTGTGCTAACATTCTAAGTTCTAACCCTGAAGCATCAACTCCAAGCAGAACATTACCTTCTTCTACAATCCAACATGCTCTACATTCTATACCGAAGGGACTGTATACTGCCGGTACTTGAGCTAAGTTAGGATGGTTGTGAGACATACGACCAGTAATAGTTCCGTTAGGAATCACTGAGCCATGTACCCTACCATCTTCTTCTAGTGCATCCAACCATGATTGTATCTGAGCAATACGCTTTTGATACAACAGGAAGTCAGCTATAAGTTTAGCTTCATGTATGTGAGTAATCTTTTTGAGAGTACCCTCGTCTACAATCGGCTGACCTGTAGGTGTAAATCGTTTAGGTTTCCAACCTACCTCAACAAGATACTCTCCTATTTGTTTACGACTACCTAAGTTAAATTCTTTTAGTTCTTGTCGCATGAATGGTTTGTATTTCTTTTGTGTCATACAAGTGTCATACTCTTCTGTTGTTAATCCAGACTTAGATAACTCACCGTCTTTCTTAAACTTAGGTACAACTAATTTGACATCAACCATTCTAGGTTTGAATGTACGTTGTACTTCTTCAACCACTTCGTTCATCTTAGTTTTAAGATCAGCAAGTAGTGTGGTAGCCTGTCGTTCATCAAACTTAAACCCATTGTTTTCTTGGTCAGATATTATCCGAGCAACTCTATGTTCTAAGTCAATGGACTCTTGACTAAACCCTGCTTGTTCTCTAAGCAATGTCAAGTAAACTAACTCATTAAGTTTAACATCGTTAACACAATACTCTAGCATCTGTGGTGTGTACTCATCAAAGTCTATGGGTTGTTCTTGTTTAGCAAAGCCAACACGATAACCCCATACCTTTAAGCTGTGTCCGTTCTCTCGTATAGGTCTAAATAACCTAGACATTACAAGTGTATCTTCAATGTCCTTGTGATATAAATCTACACCGGTTAGTTTCTTAATCACATCTAAATCAAATCGTAAGATGTTGTGTCCGATTAAAGTATCGGCACTACTAAGAAACTCTATGCCTTCTGCAATTCTGTCAGGTGTAAACTCATGTACCTCACCACCTACTTCTTTAGCTACAATACAATGTAGCTTGGTAGGTTTAAGACCATCGCATTCTATATCAAATATAATTTTAGAATTCTGTGCTGTCAAATGTCTCCTCCTCTGATAACTCAAAGAGTCTACCAGTTTCATTGTTATAACGTAAGCTACATGCCAACCCAGTATCACCTGTGTATCTTGATTTAAGTACACGTACCTTCGTGGTGTTAGCTTCGTCTTCGTTCTCTGCCTGTTGATTACGTTCCAAAGCAATCACACAATCAGATAACTGTGCAATACCTGCTGAACCTTTAAGGTGTGAGAGTGAAACTTCTACTCCGTTCTCGTGTCCTTTATCTCCAGCTGCTCTTCGTAAGTGTGATACCAGTACCATACCTACGCCTGTCTCTTCAACAAGACTTCGTAATCGGTTCATCAACATATCAATACCTCGTCTCTCATCACCACCATCCATGACATTTACTAACATGTGTAGATGATCTACAATAATCCACTTACATTCACAGCCTACAATAATATATCTTAGCTTAGAAAATATCTCTTCGATATCAGTAGCACCAAGATGAGCATGAATAAACACACGACCTTTAGGTATTACTTTATCAAACAGATTGTTTAATTGTTCTTCGGTGTATTGATCTCGTCTTTCGTTAAGATACACTCGGTCATTAGCTTCGATAGATATAATACCATCGGCAGTTCTTAACCAGTTCTCTTCTAGTGCAACGATACCTACATTGTCTTCTGTATTTTTAATGAGCCAATGTTCTAGCTCACGAGTCACACTAGACTTACCTAGTCCTGTGCCACCTGTAAGGGTAATGAGTTCACCTTTACGCATACCATATAGTTTCTTGTTGAGTCCTTCCCAAGGGTAAGCAATGCTTTCCTTAGTCTCTCGATGTAACCACTCAGATTTCTGAGCAGATAAATCCATGATGCCCGATGGTGTGTAAGTCTTAGCTTCCCACCATGAAGACATGAAAGCCTGAAACTTCTTCTGTCTTAGCATGTCGTTGGCATCCTTACAACCTGTTGGTAGTGTCATGATCTTAGCCTTGCCGGGCTTTAAGATACGAGCAACTTTCTTAGCTGCATCTATACCTGCCTTGTCATTGTCAAAACATATTACTACGTTCTCAAATGACTCAACAAACTCAATGCTTTCTCGGATGTCTTTAACAGCACCCGATGCACCACGCTTGAGGGATACACATGCCCACTTAGACTGCATCAATTCATAAGCAGCCATAGCATCACACTCTCCTTCAACAATCGTTAGGTATTTACCACCGGTGTTTCGGAACAACTGTTCACCAAACAATCCAGTGCCTTCATAAGTACCTGCAAATGCAAAGTTCTTATTGTCTACAAAGCGTGTCTTAGTTCCGACAACTTCGTTCCCATTAAAGTATGGGTATATATGTTGAGATACTTTGTTATCTGCACTAACAACATGCCTTACTCCATACTTCTTAGCTGTGTCTTCAGAAATACATCTGTCTGTAAGAGCACCATAGCTACCATTGTATGTGTTAAGAAAGGTGTTGCTGACTTTAGGTCTAGGGTTTGTGTCCATAATTTTACCATCACAAGCATCAACATAATTAGGGAAGTGAGCTTCACAGCTAAAGCAGTGAGCCGACTTATCTTCATTCATAGACACAGGGTCAGAGCCACCACATGAAGGGCAGGGTAATTTATGTCGTACGAATTTACTTTGTTCTTGCATTCTATCTCCTTTAAAAAGTGGCTAGGCTTTTACACCTAGCCGGTTTGTTATTCTGAGGTTTCGTCTTCTACTTCCTCTTCAGGTTTGACTATAGCTTCATCTCTACTCTTAAGTAAATCTTCTAGGTTACCTCTATGAGCACGACTTGCAAAGTCTAAAGCTTCAATGATTATCTGTAGGTTACCCACCTTCTGTACAATAACAGTAGCTTCTTGCTTTACAGCATCGTCACTAATATTATTAACATCAAAGTTAGTAGCTACATCTTCATTGGTAATAGTTATAATCATTTAGAATTCCTCTCCATCAGAGATGAACTCATCACCATCACCATTCTTGTATGGTACAAGATCAGTAATCATAACTGCCTGTAGGTCAAGCCCTGTATAAGGACCGAACTTACCTTCGCCACTGTATTCGTTGTACTGGACTTTAATCTTCGATCCATTACCAACAGCAGTTGTGACTTCCTGCTTTGTATTATCCATTAAACGAGGTGCAGGTCTAACCATTCCGTTAGGACCATTTACTTTTCGTTTAAGTATAACAGCTGGACCTTCATCCATCTGTTTTATTTTGTGTCCACGAGATGCAAACTCGTTTGCTGTCTCATCATCAACAACCAAGTTGACTGTG